CGTTTTGCGTAAATGTCTGCTAAGAATCTCTCAACAGCATTTCTTGCATTTGCACGAGTTAATTCATCATTTGGCTCAAAAGCAAATGGTCTTGCTAGTGACTCGAGTCTTTCTCTGATATAAACTACAAGTCTCGCAACATTAACTCTATCCAATGCACTTTCTGCAGGACTTAATGTTTTCTGACCGAAAACAATTAAACCTTGTCCTGGGAAGTTAACGATTGGATTAACTTTGTTTGCATAAAGTGTGTCTCTTTGACCTTGGTTCAATGCTACTGCTACAAATTCGTTTTCATCGTCAATGTAGCCTACATTAGTTGCATTGGAAACAACACCTCTTGTTAAACCTGCTGGTGCAAACCACGGAAATGCAATTTGGTCATTAACAGCATAAGTTCTAAGTGCAATATGACTTGGAGGAACAACAACTGTTGAACCATCGGTATTTGTTGAATACCCTGGGGGGTAGTAAACTGCCATTTTACTATCTTTAGTAATAAGGGCATCTTCACCGTTTTCACTTCCACCAGTTCCTGCCATATATGCAGTTACCCCTGTTGGTGCTAATCTAAATGGTGTATCTATAACACAGAATGCAGTTTCTTTTCTATCTACACTCAATGCTAACATCTCGTCTGCACATTCTGGATAACCAGGAGATGCAATCAAGTTATATGTTAATGTTTCAGCTCTTAAATTAGTTGCTACTAATGCCGCTTGCATCTTCTTAACAACTACTGCACGTTGAGCATTACGACCAAAATTACCTGCGCCGTTTGCTTTTGTACCACTTGCTGAACGCCATTTAAATGCACCCGCATTGGCCGCATTGTATTCTTTAACAACCAATCCTGAATGAATTAAGTTAACGGACAATGTACCACCTGGGTATAATACTGGATCTGGAGCATTACTATCTACACCAGTTGCACCACCATTGTTAGTTTGGTCAGCCGCTGTTGATGTTAAGTCAGCAAATACAACACCATTTGGTGTGCTTTGATCTGTATTATCTCTAGTTACCCATACATTGCTTACATACTCTTTAATTAATGGAAAACTATCTAGGTCTGTTGTATCAACCCAAACATCTCCTCCTGCTGGAGCAGACGGTGCAGATGTTCCAAATTTTGAAACTGCTTGTGGCACCCATCGTCCTGCAGATTGTTTATATAAGTCTAATGTAATGTTACCATCATACCACAATGTACCATCTGGGTTTGTACCCGGTGCACCTGTGGAGGATGCAGACAATTCATTTGCACTAGGACCAGTTGTAATAGCCTGACTGGCTGCTGAAATTCCATCAAATGAACGTAATGCAAAACTTGCTTCTTCTGGAACTACTCTAGCATAAATTGATCCACTTGTTGGCATACCACCACCAAGTACTGAAGCACTTACACCACCTGTTAAGGCTGTATCTGGTGTTCCACCTAATGTTACTGCTACAACTTTTCCTGCTTCAATTTCAGCAGTTGCAGTTCTGTTAGTTACTCCACCACCACTAAGTGTGATTGTTGGAACGGCAACATAACCACTGCCTGGATCAACAATAGTAAACGATGCAACATCGGAAATATTGTTTGTTGCGGTTGCTGTAGCACCTGTACCATTACCACCACTAACTGTAATGGTTGGTATATTTACATATCCTGTTCCGCCTGTTGTAACTGTAATACCACTTACAAAACTGTTAATAACAGCCGTTGCAGTTGCAGGAGTTGTTGGATTACCACCTGATACTGAAACTGTTGGAATGGATGTATAACCCGTTCCACCAGCACCTATTGTAATGCTACTAAGAACAACATTAATACCGGCCGTTGCAGTTGCTTGTGAACTTGCACCGCCGCCACTTAATGTTACTGTTGGTGTTGCTGTAAAACCTGTTCCGGCATTAACAATCGTAAATCCTGTAACACTTGCACTAATTGTACCTGTTGCACTTGCTGGTACTGTTTGACCACCACCTGTGAAACTGATTGTTGGTGCACTCGTGTAACCTGAACCTTTATTATTAGGATCAACTGTTACACTTGATAATGGGCCTTTGATTGCGGCAATAACTTGAGCCGATACATCAGCACCACCACCTGTTAGTGTTACTGTTGGCGTATTCTGATAATTTGAGCCACCATTAAGAACTGAAACGCCAGTAACCTTACCATTAATTTTTGCTTCGGCAGTAGCATCATTATTGCCACCCAAAATACTAACCGAAATATTTCTAGCATCAGTATAACCTGAACCTGATTGTGATACTGTAACACTATCTAATACACCAGTAATTGTTGCGTAAGCACTTGCACTGGTATTACCAACCAACTGAACTGTTGGAGTTTGGTTGTATCCTGAACCTGCGGCTGATACGTTAAATGAAGCAATAGCACCAATAATATTTGCAGTAGCCGCACCATCTGTAGTAAGGGTATCACTACCATGTCTTACAATTTGTACGGTTGGTACTGTTTGGTAATTATTACCTGGTGAACTTACTGTAATACTTGTCAATTCACCTTCATATGACGAACCTGCTACAACGCCGGCACCACCCGATGTGTAAACAAAGCCAATTGCTGGTTTACCATCTTGATATGTACCACCACTATCATTATCAAGTTCAATTTTATATACAAAGTTATCACTTGTAATATTAAATGTAGCATAATTACTTGGATTTGTATTACCACCATTATTAACATGTTCCATTGTAACATTTACGTTTGTATCTAATGCACCTGGACTTGTTAATTGATTGCTACCATCAATACTAATATCTGATGCAACAACTCTACCACTACCAGTTGTTAATGTTTGGTTGTTAGTTAATGATATACTTGTAATTGCACCATTAATATCAACGGTTGCTGTACCACTTGCAGTGGTGTTAAGTTGTAAGTCTGGAGCGGCAACGGTTGCACTAGGTGCTTCACCATAGCCTGCGCCTGCTGTATCAACTGTTATTGAACTTAAGAAACCATTTAATGTTCCAGTTACGGTCGCGTCTGTATCACCACCCACTCTTACCGGATCATTTGCTCTATCTGTATATGTTACCGCAAATGCTACTGGATGTTGATAACCTGTATCGTTTGCTGGATCAACATCACCTTTATTTGTAACAACAATGTCTGTAATAGTACCACTTACTTCTGGTGTTGCAGTTGCAAGTTGAAAATTAGCATTTCCTGTACCACCTGTAATTACTGCGGCAATATTGTTTAATACTGTACCAGTATATGTTGGCAATGGATAACCTGAACCTTGAGCTGTAACTGTAACGGATAAAATACCATCTGTTAATGCAACTGTACTTGTTGGTGACGCAACTGCTGGTGTATAACCATCACTACCAGTATATGTCATAACAAGTGCATCAAGATTTGCTACGTTTGTTGCACTTAATACCATGTTAGGTATACTAATATATTCAGCACCGCGGGCAAATCCATTATTTGCTTCGTCAAATACAATACCACTAATTGCCCTACTTAAATGGGCCGTTGCAGTTGCATTATCTGAACCACTTGTTAATGTACCGTTGATTGCTACTGTTGGTGCAACAGTCATTGCCGAACCTCTTGTAACAATATCAATACCAGTTACCTCGTCACCATTTGCTGAAACAACAACTATAACAGGCCGTGACGTATAGGCTGTTGCTGAGTTTGGATCAGCAAGTACTATTGCTGTAATTGCATTATTTGTAACTGTCGCAGTTGCAATACCTGTGTTAGTAGCAACTGTAACTGATGGTGTTACACTATAATATTGTCCGGCTGCCGTAACTGCAATACTGTCTAAAATACCCGAAATTGCGGTTGTTGCGGCAAAACTTGAACCATTACCACCTGTTAAAGAAATTGCTGGATTATCACTATAACCTGTACCTGCATTTGTTACATCAATTGCGGCAACTGCACCTTCAAGTATTAAATCAAATTGTGCGGCCGAAGCGGCACCACCATCGTTTGTAATTGTGATAGTTGGTGTTCTCCAGTAACCTGCGCCTTCATTTGATAGCACAACGGCTTTAATAACACCACCAACAACTGTTACACTAGAAACAGTCATTTGTGTTCCGCCACCTTCATCTGGTGCGGAAATTGTAAGTGTTGTACCTGCGCCGTAACCAGTACCACCATTAGTAATTAATAAACCATTACTTGTTGTATAGCTCTCACCATTAACAAATGTACCTGATAATGCGGCACCATTAAGTTTAACTTCACCAACTGCTTGTATTGTTCCAGCACCACTACTTGGACCACTTGAATTTAAGTTTGCAATGTCTGGAGCACCTAATACTACTGCTGGTTCACTAGAAACTACCGCCGCTGTCGATGAGTTACCTTGTGTTGAATGTGTATAATGTGAAGTAACTCTATATGCTGAACCGCCGTTACTTACAGTAACACCAGTAATTGCACCGTTTAAGAATGCATTAGCGGTTGCACCAGCACCATAACCAAGTCTTGCTGTAGCAGTTGGAACAACTGCATTTGTATCACCACCATCAGCAGTGAATGCAACTGTAACGGGTTGACCATTATCATAATTACTACCGTTATTTGTTACTTCAACATGCTCTAATACACCAGTAAATGTAACGTCAGCATCACCTTGATATGTGGCGCCACCGGCTTGACCGCCTGTGAACGAAACTGTTACTTCACTAGCAGTAATAGCATTTTTAAAACCATGGCCTAATGCTGTAAGAACTACATCATCTAAAACTTTTGTAAATGTTACTGTACCAGTAGCAGGAGTCGAACCACCTGAAACTTGAACTGTTACAGCACCACCTGTATTATAACCTTTACCAGGATTTGTTATGTTAACGGCTTCAACGTATCTGTTAATTGAAACAGTTGAAGCAAAGTTTGTACCAGTTGCGTTAGCACCTGTTGCTGCTACTGCTACGTTATCTGGATCAATATATCCTGTTCCACCTACACTAATAGCGGCCGTTTCAATATCACCTTTAATAATTGATGATGCGGCGGCACCAACTGATGGATTGTCGCCTGCGGCTGGAACAATAGTAATTGATGGAGGACTACTAAAACCACGTCCTCGTTGAGCCACATTAACTGCACTAACTGGACCTTGGACTGTTGCTGATAAGGCTGATGGAACATTATCACCACCACCAGCACCAAATGCAACTGATCCTGTACCTGGATTAACTTCTAATTGTAAACTTGGAGCTCTTTGATAACCGGAACCACCAGTTGTAACTGTAACACCAGTAACTGTTCGCCCTAAATGAGCTTTTGCAGTAGCCGCAATTTCAGCAACACCACCTGCTGGTGGAGTAATTTCAACAGTTGGTAATGTTATTGCAAAACCACCACCACCATCTGTTACTGTAATTGCACCGATTGGAGCCTTAATAACTGTATTAACTGTAGCACCTGCGCCAATATTGTCGCCTGCACCACGAACAATCGTTACAGTTGGTTTATATTCGTATGCACCTTTTGTATCGACTGTTACTGAATCTAAAACTGCATCAAGTTTTGCTTCAACAACTGCCGCACTAATAATTTCATCACCTAATGCTGGGTTGATAACAACTGTTGGAGGAGCAGTATAACCTGAACCTGCATCCTGCACAACAACTGATGCAACACCACCAACAATATTACCAGTTGCTACTGCACCTGATCCTGCTGGACTTGTGATTGTAATAGTTGGCGCCGAGGCAAAGCCTGTGCCTTGATTTGTAATATCAAAAGAAATAATACCACCTTCTACGTTTGCTTGAGCACTTGCCGATTGGTTAGTACCAGCAAGAGTAACTGTTGGTGGATATTGATAATTTGTACCTGAATTTGGGCCTGATGCTCCAACTGTAACATCTACTGATGTTACTGCACCATTCAGTACTGCGGTTGCTTGTGCATGACTTGACGAGCCACCACCTGAAATAATAACTGAAGGTACACTGGAATATTCACCAGCGTCAACCAAATTGACTGCATTTAAATAACCGGAAATATTTGCGGAAACTGTTGCACCACTTGCACCAGCACCACCACCAGCAATAGAAACAGTCGGTGCGGATGTGTATCCTGCACCTGTAGTAATTAAGTTTACTGATGTTAGTGTACCGTCCATAATTCCTGTTGCTGTAGCATTATTATTTCCGCCAACAATGGATATTGTTGGTGTGCTGGCATAGCCTGATCCGCCTGTATCAACTGTAATTGATGAAACATTACCATCAATTGCGGCTGATGCGGCTCCGCCTGAACCACCACCACCTGTGATTGTAACAGTAGGAACGGCCGTATACCCCGATCCACCATTAACAACTGTAATGTTGGAAACAACTGCATTTAATACTGGTTCAACTTTTGCTTTTGTACCATTGCCAAATTCACCTGGAGATGCCGCTTCAGCATCTGACGCATAAAATTTAACATTTTGATCAGTATAACTGCCAGTACTTGCAGAGAATTTTTTAATGCTTAAATCAGTTCCGTTTAATGGAGATGTTGTTTTAAACCAAATATCCCCTGTTTGTGGAGAATCAGGAACATTTGTATGTGGAAGGGCAAAAACATTGCCTGACATATTTGTTCTAGTAACTTTAACCCAACTGTTGTTGGACATTTTCTTGTAAACGCTCATTGAGCTCAGTGTAACACCCGCTTGATCAATAGTTACAATAGCATAAGCACCTAATGTTCCAAATGTACCATCTGGATATGAGGTTAATCCTGTGCCATTAACGTCAGTACTTTTAGGAAATAGTACTGTTTGTGCAACCCATGCGCCTGCTGAGTTAAGTTCGCTAATACCAACAACGGTATTAGTAGTATCGAACCATAAAGCACCACTTGCCGGTGCACCTGCTGGAGAAGTATTGCTGGCAGTCAATGCATTTAAATCTACATCTGCCCTAATAACTATTGTACGGTTTGCCGCACCTAAAAATGAATAAGCGGCTAAAAGCCCATATTCATTAACTTCTGAACCTTGTTGAACTGTCCCTGAAATTGTTTGAAACGAAGGACTTCCAAATGTGTTTGACAGTTCTCTTTGTGATGTAACAATATACGGTTTGTTAGCGTTTGTCTTCATTGTGCCTGTTGCTGTTGCGTCACCGGCCGCATTTAATTTATCTTGGCCAGTTGCAACTACAATAAGTGGAACAGTTCCGCCACCTGCTGAAACGTAAAAACTTTCATCAGTAACTGATACTGCCACTCCTGGGGATACTAGTGTTGCCATTCCTCAAATCTCCGAATTAGATAGTAAGTCGTAACGACTTATTTTCAGTATTTATTATAGCATGTGCTGAAACATGCTGTTATGGCAATGGAGTTATTTTGCGATAAATAGTAAAGACTGTCTTAGTTGGTCTAAGTTTCCAGTATTTTGAATAATATGATCAAACTTTGAAGTAATAAGCCAATCATATTCAGATGGGTGGGCTCCTAAATTAACTAAAAATGCTTCCTTTTCAGCCAAAGTTTTATTTTCCATTGTTAAAAATTCAGCATACCATTTAGGATTTTCTCGTTGTACATGCCATATTTCTCCGTTTAATTGTTGAATCAAGTCAACTTCATTTTTAAAACGAACATCAGTTATGACAATTTTTTTGTTATTTTCAAGTAAATGTTCAACTTTTCGCTCAACACAAGCAAGCCAAATATCTTTATGAAAATGATTACGCATTACGTCTGTTCCAACATATTGTAATGCATATCTAGGTGTAAATTCTTCAATATCTAATCGTTTACTCCACCAAGGATCTACTTTTTCTCTAAAATGTCTACTTAAATCTGTATTGCCTTCTAACATTGCTCGTGGCCAATTAAAAATTGCACTACAAGCATCTTTTAAAGAATCAGCAAAACTCACGGCAACATATTCCAAATCATCTATTAAGATTTGGCCAACAGTATTTTTACCTGATCCGATAAATCCAACTATACCAATTACTTTTGATTTCATATTTCTGGAAATAGACATTCATGAATAAATTTATGAACAGTTTCTTCACTGTCACAAAAATTACCCATTACCCGTGGAGTGTGAGGGTTTTGCTTCTGGTTAAAGCAATACCAATTTTGAGCCTTTGTATAATCACTTAATGGCTCATCTCTAAATATTAGTTCATCATTTGTATGTTCTAGTTCTGACAAATAATATACTAAAGTGTCTTGAGCAAGTTCAACAAAATTTATATAATCTGATTCATTTTTTGTTCTACTAACTGCTATCATACCAGGACTGAATATATTTTGTGCCCATTCCGGTAATTCTCGTGTATTTGACCATTCATATGGTTCTACTTTATTTTGAAACCACTGCATCATATAATGTTGGTCATCACCGGCTTTACTAAAATCATGAAATGCACCACTAACAATTTTTTTACCAGCAATAACATCTACACCAAAAATTGGTGCTGGATTATATACATGGGGGAATACACACAAATGAAACATGTATAAATCATCTGTTTGTACTGCATCTAAATGAGCTCTGCGATAAAATCCTGATTCAAATACATAATTGCGCCATGGCCAATCATGATAATCATCAACTGGTGACCCAGTAATTTTTAAATGACTTAGTAGTGCTTCTTCGCATTTAGCAAATGCGTCAAATATTGCTGTTGACATCTTTTTCTATGTCTTCAAATAATGCTGTAGCAAAATCAAAAACAACTTTTGCTTCGTTTGCTACTTCTTCTTGATCAAAACTTGCTATATAATCTCTAATAGTTTGTTTTAATTCATCTGTTGGTTTATTAAATTTATAATAATATCCTGGACCAGGCACTTTACTTGATATCATTTGCCCGCCACTCAAATCTCCCATGTATCGTACATATACATGACCAGCATGTTGAGCATCTGTTAAACCATTAGTAACATGTTCAACATATTTTTGTACACTTGGATATAATTCAAATTCATCTGGTGTAAAATATTCGATATCTTGCATAATTGCTTTTGTTCTAGCAACTTCTTTAATGGGAACGCCATAATTTGATTCTAATGCATCATAACAAGCATATTGATTAACCAAATATCTGTGATAAACAGATGGTTCAATCCTACCGGTTATCATCTGTTTTGCAAACCATTGTCTTTCAGCGTTTTTGTGTTGTTCCCAGGTGAGTTCTTTAAGTGTTTTTGACATATAAAGTTTATGGGTTAGCCTATTAATACTCCAAGACCTGAATTGCCAGCCGTATATGTTTTGAGTTCTTCTTCTAAGGCTTGCATTTCGGTTTGGGCTTCGGTTTTGATAGCATCACCGTTAAGTGTTGTACCACCTTGTGGACCTGTAATTTGTCCAAATTTTGACCGTGCTTGACCTAACATTAGTTTTGCTTCTGCTAATGCCCATTGTCTTAGCCACGGTCCTGTATAAGTGTCTTTAACCAATATATCATCAGGCATATAGTTGTATACATGTAAGTATACTTCTGTATCACTTTTAATACGTCGATTAATTATAATTGTATGATTGTGCCGTCTATATTGAAATATGTACTCATAACCCAACATCTTACCTAATGACTCTACAAACCCTGAATATAATTCAAAGGTTAATAGACCACTAGACCTTGCGTGATGTAACATGTACGTATTAAGATATCCTGCTTCAAAAGGTTCGAAGTTTGGACCTGTGTCCATTGACTGACCCGAACTGCGCCTGTAAATATCCCTAACATCGATAACGATATCCGGTAAAACGTATTCATTTTGGTTTTCATTTAAATTTAAAACCATAAATGATTCTTCAACCGCGGAATCAGACCGTTGACGGAATTTATCTAAGGCTTTCTGAACACTAAGTTCATAATGTTCAGGATCAAGCTCTACATCAACCATTCCTCCGCCAAGCATAAGTTCTACTTCTTTTGAAAGCTCTTGACGATTATTAGCCAATTGTTAATTCCTTAGTTGTCGTCTGTTTCTTCTTCTTCGTCCGAATCTTCTTCTTTTAGTTCGTCATCATCTGAATCTTCATCAGATGCTTCATCAACTTGCTCTTCGTCATCTTCTGTAACTTCATCAGTTTCTTCGGTTACTTCTTCGTCCACTTCTTCAGTTACCTGACGGTCTATCTCAGCATTAACGAGATCCATAACTTGCTCTTTAATACCATCAAGATTGTACTGTGAGGAAAATGTACCAAATGCTTCGGTGACTTCACGTCTAACCTTTACACTCGTATCATCATTTTTCTCATCAAGCAAATCAATATAAGACCTTAAAAGTTCTCCTGACATAATTCAACTCCTAAAATGTATTCTATATATAATACACCCATAATGGATGCGTTATTCTATTTATAAGTTTTTACAATAATCCAGTGCTGGTTCATTGCACCATTAAGTTTAATTGCTGTAGTTTTAATATTATTCTCAAAAAACTTAAGAGCTTTTGAACGTGAAATAAGTACGTTTTTTAGTTGCTCTTTTGGTTTTCTAAGTGTTTTTGCTACACTATTGGTTGGATTATAATTAAGAATTTTTTGTCCTTTAACATCTAATCCTGAAGTGTCATCAGCAATATACGCACCTAATTTGCGTGTCTTTTTATTATACACAAATGTTACTGTCGAGTCAACAATGTTTACTGGTAATTCTGAAACAACATTAACATTTACATCTTTTTCTGCAAATTTCATTTTAGCCGCTTTTTTCTCAGCACTTACTGGTTTCTTTTTACGTGGCTGACGTTTTTGCCTGCTCTCACCAATAATCATATCACAAGCATCAATAATATCTTGTAAAAAATTTGCATATCCTTCAAGTTGTTTTTTGCTATAACACGAATACCCTTCAACAAGATCTTCATCTGTTTTGTTGATAGCACTATTAATTTCAACTAACTCTTCTTCGTTGTCCCTTTTGATGATACGTACATGAGCCTGATTTGCTTCAGTCTCTCGCATAATATCTAAACAACTACGTTGTTGCATACCCATTACAAATGCGGTATTCTTTTCGAAATAGTAATCTTTAAGTATTTCGAATTCAGCCGCAACCTCACCACTTTGTTCTTTTACTCTGTCATATATGGAAGGCGCCGCTTGTTTAACTTTTGCTTTTTTCTCTCTTGTTTCTTTTTTATTTTCACCAATTATAAGCAAGTCTTTAACATACTCATTAGTATGTTCAATATATCGTTGTTCCAATCCAGCACCCAATGTAACCATTCGTGCTACCCAACATTTAGTTGGTAAAAGATCTCTATCTGAAATTGCTCTAAGTTTACTAAGTTCACTCTTTTCAAGAGTTAAAATTTGCTCTGCATAATCAATCAAATACTGTTTAGCAAGTTTTGGCGTACCAATATAAGCATAATAATTAAGTGCGGATGCCATTTTACTATGCAGACCTGATTCTTGTATGCCAGTATCTTGCCAGTCTGGTTCATAACCAATATGTTGGGCATCAACATCTGCCTGTGTTTTACGCTTCTTCTTTTTAGGTGCTTGCTTCAGTAAATTGCTTGTTTTTGCTCTAGCCATTATTTCTCCATTGAATGAAATTAATGAATTAACTTAACTTCAACTATTATACTACCTTTGACGAAAGAGTCAACCTTTTTGTTTTCGTGGTCCTCTTATAAAGGTTTCATTATAGTGACATCGTGGGCATAATTGCCCGGCACCGTCAATGTAACCAATTCGGTAATCTATGTGAACAGTTTTTTTATATTTTGTTTCTTTGCCACAATTAACGCAAACATCGTAATCAGTTTCTTCTTCAGTAGATTGTTCCATATAACTTCCTTATTCATCAACATTGAATAGGTCTTCGCCCCATTCTCTATGTCCTTCACGCCATGCCATATTAATTTGTGTTTCACGTACTTCTACTCTATAACACCAAAGTCTTTCTGCTTCACCTTTGCCCCACATATCAGGAATGAATACTCCGTTCATATATTTGTATAACATAGAAGAAAGACCTTCACAACCAAGTTTTGGCAATATAGTAAGTTTTGCTATTCCTGCTTCTTCTAGTTGTTTGTAAAGATCCATTTTTGGTTCATCTTCTGCTACCAATAATGTGTGATCGAACATGTCATCTAAAAATTGTTTAAGTTCTCCCATTCCACCATAATCAGCAACCCAATTTCTAACATCCAATTGATCCGAACCAAAAAAGAATCTCATAGTAAAACTATAACCATGAATAACATTACAATGACTGTCTGCTTTGAATTGCCTATATGCACATGGAAATTTGTCTATGTATTCTTTTGTGCTATTATATTTGTATGTTCTTGGTGATCTATTTCCTAAAGTAACTTTGCTCATACCGGATCCTTTGTATTATGTAATCTTTCTTTTATAATTTGTTCAGTACATATCATATTAATTAATTACGACCAATTTTTTATTAACAAGATCACTGAAGATGATTTCACATACTTTACTTGCTTTATTTTCTTCTAAGATAACAAAATCGCCTAATGCATCTATTATTATATACCCTCCGTTATCTTTGTACCGTCGTATTTCATATTCTTCGTGATGATCAATGTGTTTGGAATGATTCAAAATTTCTTTGAATTTAGTAACTTTCATAGATATTTAGTTGCACTTACCATTGTTGTATTTTTCTCTATTTTTACTAGCACTCCACCATTTAGCACCTTTACTTTGTAAATAAATTCCTTGAAGTTTTACGGCATGCAATTCTTCTTCATTTTCACATCTATCTTTAACCCCCAGTACATATTGAAAATGATGAACAGTTTCATGTAATAGTTGTGAGAAAATAAATCTATCTTTATAATATGGTTTTACTCCAAGATAAATTTTTTCAACATGTTGTCTATAAACTGCTGTACTTGGTGGTTTGCATTGAGCACCACATACTTTAGGTAACTGTTTTACTGGAAGGGTGTATGCGGCTTTTACTGGACGAACTTTTTCTGGATCAACATCCATATAAGTTGCAGTCATTGTATGAGCTAATATTATTAAACTTGAAGTGATAGGAGTTAGGTCCATTTCTCAATTTTATTAAGGATGAATACCTGTTTCCGGTTCTTTCCTACTATGAATTCGGAAAAACCAAATGGAATGGGTTTGTGCCACCCATTTTTACGTGCTTGAGATACACTAGGAAATATGCCAGCCAAATGCATAATGTGGGCTAAGGTATGGTTGTCATTAAAGGGGATACTACCATCCATGTCAAACAAATTTGCATCGATTGGATCGACGTTTTCATGAACAAAATCAAATTCATTAACAGACATTGCACCTCTGCGTAAATTATTTTACTCTATGTATATATTATATGCTATTCAAAGGGAAATGTCAACTATTTTTTTGCTACTAAGCGAGTTAATCGAAAGGTTTCTTTGGCTACCATGTCAGATATTTTTGGATCATTTATTTTACCATCCAATATCTCATAAAGAGCGTCTAGTTTCTCGTCTACACCTTCTGCCCACCAGCCTTCACCTTGACCATCACTTCCTAAGTCTGTATCGTCTAAATCTAAATCTTTTAACTCGTCGTCACCCATGTCTAACATTGAATCTAGATCCAGGCCTGCGCCACCGCCTCCTGTTGGATTCCACATTTTGTTAGGGTCTAATTTTAGATATTTTGCAACTGGTATTGTAGATGGAGTATTTCTTTCACCTGACATCATTTGATCAAGATCAAGTAGTATAGTTTTAGGAAAACCATAATTTGTTTTAAGTGACTGCATTACTTTAGCATAATGAGCATTTATTTTTTTGAATACTGGACTTTGTGCTTTCAATTCTTTAAATTTTGCTTCTTGCTCTGGAGTCATAAAAGGATCAGACTCATTAAGTAATTCTGCTATTTTCATTGTTTTGGGGTTCCGTCCGGATTATGTGTTTTTCCGTACTTTTGTTTCCATTGATTCTGCTTAACTATACCAGCTCTGCCTGCGGCTTTTGGCATTGGTGGAACATTTTGAGGGTCTGGTGGACTTTGTGTTGATGCTTTTTGTGCTTGAGGATCTTGTGTTGATGCCACCGCAGTTGGTTGTGGTTTTGTTATATCTGCCGTACTTAATCCACCTCTGTTGGGGTCAAGTATTGTGCTTGGTTTTTTGGTTGTTGCTATTGCTTGTGTGGGGGCTGTACCTAATGCCGCAACATATCTGGCTTTAAAATTTGGATCGTTGGCTATTCGTTTATCTGGCATTTTAAATCGAAGGTCAGGTTTTCCGGTAACTGGATGTTGTGGAGAACGTACTGCCTTTTTGTGATAATATGACTTTGGATCCATCAGATGATCATGAAATTGACGTACATTAGTAAACCATGCACCACCAGTATATTGTGGCCACTTTTCATAATAAGATGGATGAACATCTTTACCAAATCCCGATGTCTTGTATTTCTTTTTCTTATCATTATCATCAGGCGCTTCATTTATTATTTCACGAATTCTCATATTAGTAGTCTATATCTTTCTTAAGAACTAATTTGCTTCCATCTTTACCAGAAACTTGAAACATTTTTGAACCAAGGGCACGTGAACGAAGTAACTCTTGAACTGCACTTTTTTGAGCCATGTTATCACTAGGAAATGCTTGTTTAATTTTTGCCATTGTACCTGAACTTACTTCAAATGATTTTGCTTTTCCATCTTTTCCTAATAAATCACGTTGAACTTTTGGGCTTTTAATTTGTAATACGTTGCTGGCTGTGCCTTTATCTGACGTACCAAATTTGTCTATTGTTCCTGCTTTTTTAGCGGATTTTACTTTTGCTTGTTGAGCTTTATTAAGTGCTTTACCGTAATGTGCTTGAGACATTGCTTTACGTGTACCAGGACCAACCAATCCATCAGGCTTTAAACCTAATTTTGATTGCATTGCTTTTACTGCTTTTAGGGTTCCTCGTCCAAAAATACCATCTGGATTACCAGTATCAAAACCCATTAAATTCATTGCTTTTTGCATTGCTTTGACATCAGCGCCACGTGAACCACGTCTTAATGTGCGTGTTTTTGCTGGAGCAGGTGGTTTCATAATTGATGTGACATCATTACTGGGTGCGGTTCCTGGAATGAAATCGCCTTTGTTATCACGTTTTCCTCTATAATGTTGGCCTATTGCACCACCAGTTACATCGGCGGCAACGCTACTAAGTACTTTTCCTGTCCAATTAGAAAAATTATCCCACCAACCTTCATTTAATTGTTGTTCAACAATTACATCACGTATTAACATAAACGTACCTCTATTAAGATTTCGTTGCAAGTATTTATTCTAATAAATAATATTGAGGTTATATGGAAATACGAATTGGAGTAGCAAATGCCTAGAATTAGTTTATGGCGACCAAATAAATCAAACGATTTTAAATATTTTGATAGAGCCGCACAAGAACAGTTTGAAATGGGCGGTACTGGAATATTTGTTCACAAATATATTGGTCCAGAAACAATTGACGAAGAAGGTGCTGGTGAGCTCACCATTCAAGATGTTCTTTTCCAAGAAAATAGAACTAGAAAATACACGGATGAAGTATATGAACTAAGAGGATCATATCAAGTACAAGATTCTGACTTTGATCTTACTCAGTTTGGCATATTTTTAACCGGTGATACACTTTTTATTACATTCCATTTATCAAATATGGTTGATCTTATGGAACGTAAATTAATGACGGGTGATGTATTAGAATTACCACATTTAATTGAAGAATATGGATTAGATGCTGACGCTGATCCAATTAAAAAGTTTTATGTAGTGCAAGAAGGAAATAGACCAGCAGAAGGGTTTAGTCCAACTTGGTATCCTCATTTATGGCGTGTAAAATGTACACCATTAACAGATTCACAAGAATACAGAGATATATTTGAAAAAGAAGATGGTGCGGTTAGTGTTAGAGAAACTTTAGATGCGATTGCTGAAGCAAATGTATTAGATGCAAGAGAAGATAACCCAACTGGCAAACGATACACAGGGCATTTGGAATATACTGGCATGGCACACGGTCCGGTAGACTCTACATATACACAAAAAATTCATTCAATGACAACATTCCCTTTAAATGCTGGTGAGGGGACACGAGTTATACGGACAGACATGCATCCACAAACATTATATGAAAAGCAAGGAAATGTGTGGGTACCAATTGAAGTAAATGCACCTACGCCAAGTCCAGAAAGTGAAATGTTTACTGCATCAGATTATATTAATGACAATAGTACTATTACTAATAGTGACGGCAGTACATTTGAGACTGTCCAAGGACTTAGTAATGTTATAAAACCTAAAACGGATATATAATGGATTATTGGTACGACGCACAACTGCGAAAGTTTATAAAACAATTTATGGCGATTTTTAGTACTTTTAGTGTTAAAATATCTGAAGACGCCGCCACCCAAGTAATGCGAAAACTTCCTACAGTATACGGTGGATCATCGCGAATGGTGCAAAATATTATTCGTAACAATTCCGAAAATATGGCAAATACTGTTCCAATGATGTCATGTTATGTTCAAGACTTACAACCAAACGCAGAATATAGGTTAAATCCACATGGTTCAGATACTGTATATGCAATAGAAAAAGAATTTGATGAAGACACACAAACATATACAGACGGACCTGGTAATAGGTATGCAATTAAAAGGCTAATGCCAGTCCCATATTTGCTTACAATGAATTTAGACATTGCAACAAGTAACACAGAACAAAAACTGATGATACTTGAACAAATTTTAGTATTATTCAATCCTGCTATTAATTTGCTTAGTAATGATAACGTATTTGATTGGGCATCACTAACGTATGTAGAATTGACTGGTATAAGTTGGTCATCAAATGCCATTCCAGTTGGAACAGAAGAAAATATAGATATTTCTACATTGACTTATACAATGCCTATATACTTAGGTGCACCAAGTAAAGTTAGTCATCAGAAACTTATTCATACTATTATTGCAAGTATTGCGGCTGCCGCTGATGGTTCAGAAATAGCGGAATTTAAAGCAAATCAAACAACACCAAGTTACCCTGCCGGATCAACTGTTATAACTGGCAAACACATGCAAATAACTTATGAAAATGGTAGAGTTACTTTAAAAGACTCAGTTAGCCTTGGTGGAGCAACCTTAGCATGGTTAGAAGTATTAAAGCAATATGGAAAATTTGTTAGTGGATCAAGTCAACTTAGATTAAGAGTAGGTGAAGATCCGCTTGATGATACTGCCGATATAATTGGTCTCTTAACAGATACTGGTGATGCAAATTCATTGGCATTTGCGGCTGATGCAGACAGTTTACCATCAAATAGTCAGGGTTCAATAGACATGTATATTGATCCAAGTGTAAATTATCCTGGCGATGGAACATTACCAGCCAGTGTAAGTGGACAAAAATATCTTGTATCTGCTGGCGTAACTAACGACTCAAATTGGGGTGGTTTAACATGTAGTACAAATGATATTATTACATTTACAACATCCTGGGCAGTTAGTTTTGATGCAAGTGCAACAACATCTGGTGTTGAAACTGTTTACAATAGTGCAAGCACCCAACAATTATCATTCAATGGAACAACTCAAACATGGGCGATTACCGGTCAAGGAACATATAGTGATGGCTTCTGGAGAATCTACTTATAAAGAAGCACTAGGTGCAATGATCGTGTCCTCAAAGACTCGTAGAATGTTATTACAATTACGTTCACGACATAAAGTCTGGGGATTTTTTGGCGGAAAGAAAAAAATAGACGAAACAAATAAAGAAGCCCTTACCCGTGAAATTATGGAAGAGACTGGTATTGATGCTACCGCCCATAAGATTGTTCCAATAAACTGCTACACAATAGAAAACAAAGACTTCAAATATCACAGTTTTGCAATTATCGTTGATGATGAATTTACGCCTAAATTAAACGGGGAAAGTGCAGGGTATTGCTGGGTTAAAATTGATGCATACCCCAAGCCACTTCATGTTGGTGCTAAACTTGTTCTTTATGACAAATTAAACAAGCAAAAAATAAAAAGTCTTTTATAATATTATACTTCTGCGTCAAATGTAAAAAAGTCTGCTAGAACTGTTATATCTGAAGGTGTAATACCTGTTTTTATTGATTCTGGAAATGGTATCTTACCAACACCATCAAGTTCAAATTCAATATTTTGTAATTCAACATACTCATCATTAAACTCTTTTTGTTTATCCTCTGGAATGTTATAATTGCCTTCTTCATCAGGTGTACTATATTTGTCAAGCAATGTTTTTTTAACTTCCATATACGTATTCATTTTTTCAGTTAAGCCTTTAGCAACGCCACTAATTTTATATGCTTCGCCTATTGATAACTGTTCAGAATTTAATACTTTGTTAAGTACATCAAAGTATCCTTTGTTTTCATAGATAAGGTTTCTTAATTTAATATTTCTCATAATTTCCTATTTTTTTACTTATTATTGTTCACTTGAATAATCAACTCACTATTTGGAATATAAAGATATTCCAAATCACTTTCAGCAAGAGTACGAATAGCGTCATCAATTGTTTCTACAAGTGGTTCGCCACCAAGATTAAAAGATGTATTGAAAATAATTGGAACACCAGTTTGCTTATAGAACTCATTGATAATTTCATAGTATAATGGATTTTGGTGTTTTTTAACAGTTTGAATACGACAAGTACCATCTACATGAACGATTGCTGGAATCTGTTTTGCGTATTCGTCATTTGTACAATTCATTGCATACATCATATGTGGGGACTCTTCTAATCCTCTCATATCAAACCAGTCATGTGCATGTTCATGAAGAATAGATCCGGCAAACGGTCTAAAATATTCTCTACGTTTAACTTTATTCACATAATCTTTTCCATCAAGTGTGCGTGGATCATATAGAATAGAACGATTACCTAAAGCACGTGGCCCACTCTCACTCTTACCTTGGAATAATGCAACTATATTTCCTTGTAAAATTAGGTTAATTACATCTTCAGGATGTTGATTATCATGTATATTAGTTGCACTACTTTGTAACTTTGGGATGTATATATCAGCATATTTCTTTGCAGTTTCAATAATTTCTTCTGTTGTGTTTTTCGGCTCTGGACCAAGAAATAATGATTCAGCAAACTTATGCTTTGTATCATCTTTTGTAACAGAATGATAAGTTAACATTGCCGCTCCAAAAGCAGTACCCGCATCACTTGAAACTGGTTCAACATACAGATTTATATCTTCGTCTTTTAATTGTTCAAGATACCAGTAATTTGCAACACAATTCAAACCATATCCACCAGAAAGAACAACATTTCTATTTCCACTCATCTTAACTGCTTTGCGTATCAATTCAAGAACAAGTTGTTGAGATCCTGCTTGAACAGCATACGCTGCATCTCTTCGATTCTGTAACTTTGTTATATCATCGTCTGAAAACTCATGCAATTCCGCATATCCTCCTGTATTAAGTTTTGCGCCATTCGGATATGTTGGAATGACAACATTTCTATCTGATGTTGTCCACCCACCGCTATTAGTACTGTAAATATCTGGTATATTATCATTTGGTTGGCCATATGGAGACAATCCCATAGTCTTTCCTGCTTCGATACCTGAATATCCGCAATAGTCCGTTACTGCTTCATATGCTTTTACAATACCAGCACTATCATCAAGAATTAATTCATGAGATCCTTCTTCTCCTTCACGAGTAGACAGCATTTCTTTATCATGTACTGCCGGCCAAGGTCCATTACCACCTTGATGTTTATATAATGTATTAAAATTATCTGGATATGAGCAATTAAAAATAGTTTCAAGTTCCCAAGTCATTATTTGTTCCGGGCCATCTCCCGTATCTAAGACCATATTAATACGTGTACCAGCACCATCAACGATAACTGCGGTTGCAGTTTCAAATCCAGAACGATAAAATGCACAAGCGGCATGCATTTTATGATGCCAATCATGCATTTCTAATACTTGGCTGTGACTTTTTTCATCTATTGCATTTTTATGTTCAATTAAACCCAATTTTCTTGCAAGAGAAGTATATACAGTTTCACATGTATAATCACATACACTATGATCAGATTGTGTATGTGATATTGCTAGATAATCTAATTTGTCAGTATAATCAAGAATCTTGATCATAGAAGCAAATGGAGAACCATCATACTTCTTTCGTGTAAGTCGTTCTTCTTCAATAGCGAAAACAACTTCTCCATCTTTTAATAAACAAACTCCAGCATTATGTCCTCTGGCAATTCCCGCAATCCATAAACTCATATTTTATCCTTTTATTCTAATCAAATTGCTTAATTCTGGCATATAACAATATTCCATTCCAGAATTATTTAAAACTTTAAGTGCATCATCAAAAGTTTCCACTAAAGGATCGCCTGCTAAATTAAATGAAGTATTAAACAATAATGGTATATTTGTTAATTTATAAAACTCCTCAATGAGATTATAATAATGCTCATTGTCTTCTTTGGTCACGGTCTGTATTCTGCAAGTATCATCTACGTGCAATACTGCCGGTATTAAATCCTTTTTATTTTCCCTAACATCAACCGCATACATCATATGAGGAGATTCGTTTAATCCTTTCATATCAAACCAATCGTGAACATACTCTTTCATTACTGAGGCGGCAAACGGTCTAAAATATTCTCGCCCCTTTACTTTGTTCACTATATCTTTACCATTACTAATTGTTGGATTAAACAATATACTTCTATTACCCAATGCCCTTGGTCCATTTTCACTTCTACCTTGAAATATAGAAACAATATTTCCATCTTTAATTAATTCAGCAACATCTTTATATGAACACTTAGTAATATCTGCATCGTATTTTTCAATCTTCTCTTGGATATCATTGATACTATAATTATAGTCTGGTCCTAAAAACAAACTCTCGATTCTTTCTTTTTTACTAACATTACTAATAGTGCTATGATACAGAAAAGCGGCTCCAGTTGCAGTTCCTGCATCGCTAGAATTTGGCTCTACGTACAAATGTATGTCGTGTTCTTTTAGTGTATCCAAGTAATAATAATTAGAAACACAATTAAGAGCATAACCTCCACTTAATACAATATTCTTATTGTTACTCATATCTGATGCTTTGATGATTAACTTTAAAACTTGTTCCTGGGTTTCTTTCTGTGCCTTGAATGCCATATCCCTTCTACCATTGGATTTAGATAAGTCATCCTTTTCCCAATCAGCATCATTTAAACGCCAATATTTAAATATATTAAGTTCTGCACGATGGGGATACCATGCTTTAATCAAATCCTTATTAGCCGTATCATTTTGATATAAATCGGGCAATTCATCATTTATAGAACCAAATGCAGATAAACCCATAGTCTTGCCTGCATCGTTTATGTTAAATCCACAATAATCTGTTACTGCATCCCAAACTTTCCCAATTCCAGGACCTTCATCTGTAACTAAATCAAAAGTTTCATTCAATATGCTATCGTGACAATTTTTTATTATACGGCTTCCGCCTTTGTCACACATCATTTGTTTATATAATGGATGAATTCCTTTCTGATAAGAACAGGTAAAAAAAGATTCTGTTTCAAAATATGTAGAATTTTCTTTTTCTATTTGCATCGTTCTACAACTCCCAGAACTATCTACAATAACACTTGTTGCAGTTTCAAATCCAGAATTGTAAAAAGCAATCGCTGAATGGAGTTGGTGATGATTTTCAAACATATTAATGACTTGTGGTGATTGTTCATCTAAAAGTTTATGATTTAATGGTTGGTTAATTAATCCCAATCTTCTTGCAAGTCCTTGATATAATGGCTCCCTACTGTAATCTAAAACACTGGTCAAAGGTGTATCACTTTGTGCCCATGGATTTAATCCAGTCACTACCAAATAATCAATCTTATTTGTATGATCTAATATCTTCATCATACTAAGTATAGGCCCACCATCGTGCTTATGCTTTGATAATCTTTCTTCTTCAATTGAAAAAACAACTTCACCATCCTTTAATAAGCAAACCCCAGCATTATGTCCTAGAGAAATGCCTGCAATCCACAAACTCATGGTTTATTTTTCCAAATTTAAAAGATTATTGGTACCATGTACTTGACAACTTTCTACTTGTTGTGTTGGTGTAAACGTACCATTAAATGGTGTTCCTTTACCTAAGAATTGTATACACGAATCAACAATTCGTTTTTCTTGTTTTTCATCCATCATCATTACTTTATCATTCATTCTGTCTGTCTCATCATCTATTGTTACTCTAATAGGAGAATAAATTCTTTCTTTTTCTTTTCCTATATCAATAATATCAAAACTATCATCATTAAGATAAGTTATGTTAATTGGTACAGTAGAACCAACAACAACTGTAGCAGTTTTACCTAATGCTTTAGCCATATGTTGGCCAACAGAATCACATCCTAAAAAGTGGTCTGCTGAATTCATCATTGCTGCCCACATTCTTAAATTTGGTTCTTTTGGTACTGCTACTAGATGATTTTTATTTTCTGGAATAGGAATCAGAAACTCAGACATTACTATAACAGCATATTTTTCTCGTAGTTGATTAATGATTCTAATTATATTATGAACTTCAAAAGAGCGTGATGTACTATCAATAAAATACTCACCCATATGAGTAACAGAACGACCAAAAGGTTGAACAATTATTGTTTTATTTTTGTTTAACTCTGATTTTATTTGTTGAATAGTTTGATGCCCTGTAATCGTTTCCATTTTATTGAGATTGATTGTCGGAGCAGGCAATTCTCTTGATTCTTCAAGATTATTGATTTCAATATCATATGCTTGAGCAAGACTACACTTTTGATTAAAATATTCATTGATTCTATATGGTTCTGGAGAAAGTAAATCTTTGTCTCTGAGATGTTCATAAAAAAGACCCTTGTGCCAATTTTCGTAAGCATGTTTGTGAAGAATAGGATGTCCTCGATAGAAGTCCATACCCCCTTCGCATACAATTATAAAATCTTCATCACCTGAGTCTTGTGCGTATCTTTCTAGAGCAGGAATTGAACATAAAACACGGCCAGCACCGCCATTAATAAAAAAAGCCTTGGAACGATTCATATAATTAATTGTGATATAAGGTAGTATTTAATATTATTTTAACATAGGTTGTATGTAATGTCAAGGCCCTTAACTAAGGGCCTTTGAGGAAAATTATTTATAATTGTATTGATCAGTTAACATTGTCTGGAAGTTGTGCTTCAACCGCGGCCTGACATCCATCAGCATTACGATCAGCAATTTGGACGTATGGAACACCAGTCATTTCGCATTCACCAACTCCATTATCACAACAATCAGGAGCAGTTGGAAATACAATTAAATCTTCTGGAACACCAGCCCAATCTGCTGGTAAATCTCTTAATTGTTGTCTGTATTTGTGCCAACCATCTAACATTGCTTGTGGCATATCTGGTGATGTACAACGATCAGATGCACATAAATCATCTGTTCTAGCACTTCTGATAAAATCCATATCCCAGTTGTCACGACTTCCTTCATTTGAAGGAAAATCGTTTCCGCAACGCCCAGTTTCATATGTTAATTTATGCCAAGATGAACCATTCCAGCCTTTTGCTACTGAATTTTGGTCATATACTTCTTCAACATGTGTTGGGTCAGCCATAACTGCATTTGGTTGATCAGCCGGACCAACTGCAATTTCATAAAGAAGTGGTGCATCAACACAATTCCGGTCTCGTTGCCCGTCATTATCTGGGTGGTCGCCTTCATCGATTACATTTTGACCACGACCGGTTGGTCCTGGTGCCATTGCATCAAGTGACTCTTGTGCTATACGATCATAAGGTCCGATTAACATACATCTAATGCAGTTTTCATCTGACTCATTACAATCTAATGTCAGTTCATACATGTCTTTAGGACAAGGTTGACCTGTGCGATACTGTGGATCAATAACTTCTTTAATCCAATTTGTTTCTTTATCCATTAATAAAATAATTTTAGATGGTCCATGATATGTTTGTGTAGAAGTTTTACCTTCGTCATCAACACAGCAATCATCTGGCATATCGTCGCAACAATCTACGCCTGGTGTTGCTTGAACATAACTATGATCGCAACAATATCTTTTATTTGGTATATTATATGTAACTGTTCTTGTAATATGTGCCATTTTCTTAAAATTCTCCTAATTCTTTACATATATGTAACTCGTAATACGCCGCCAGCGCCAAAACCGCCCCAACAGCCATTACCGCCATCAAAACCGGATGAGCCACCGCCACCGCCAGGGAACTGGGAATGAGCACGACAACAACCCATACCAGTTGTAGTACACTCATTTGTATCTCTACCATTACTTTGGGCACCAGCAAACGGACCAGTTGGGCCGCCTCTAGTTCCACTAATATCACTACAACAACTGTAAGATTTTTGAAGCATTCCCATAGTTCCGGTAAATCCCCAGTCACCGCCATACCAGCCTGGAGTACACGATTGGCATTGTCCCCAACCACCGGATACATGGTTACCAGTTGTACATTGGGCACCAATTGTACAATCATAACAACTTGATTGTTTATCCCAAGCAGTCCAACCACCTTCTCCACCAGTTGCACAAAAGTTAGTTGATCCAAGGCCGTTTGCAACCCATGATGTACAACCTGTTCTACAAGGTTGACAGTGACCACAACATGCACAATGCGAAGTACCGCCTGCACATAATTGATAAGTTGATGTATCTGAAAAATGACCTGCGGCTAAACAATACGTTTTAGCGGCATAGTTGCCGCCCCAACCGCCTGTTGCTATATCATAATCATAACCAGAACTTCCACCTGGACCACCACCGCCTTGTAATTCAATGAATATAGTTTGTGTTCCGTCTGGAACATTCCAAGCAAGACAGCATCCGCCATTATGAACACTCCAATGACTTGTATGACAAATCAAAAATTGTCTCATTGGATGTTTTACACGACCAGTCAATGAACTAGCGTCAAGTGCAGGCAAAGCGCCTGATAATTGCGATGATAATACTTGAGCACTATCGTTTACGACTGCCGTTGTTCCTACTTTATACGCCATTTTGTTTATCCTATCTGTTTACTGTATTTATTTATTAACTATCAAATCATTTAATGATTATGACTGTCTAATTTTGCATTTAATTCTTTTATTGCTTCAACTAACAATGGAACTACTCTTTCATAACGTATTGTTAAATAATTTTCACCACTTTTAGATCCGCCCTCACCATCCATATCAAACGGTGCGGTACAAACTGCATGAGGTAAAACTTTTTGTAATTCTTGAGCACTTAATCCAACATCTGATTTACGAGTTGGGTCAAAACCTATTTCTGGTTTTGCGCCAACATTATCATAGTCAAAACCACGTAGGCTGTTAACTTTTTCTAATGCACTTTCAATTGGGTTAAGATTTGTTTTAAGTCGTTCATCTGAATAATTTGTAACAACATCACCAGTAGAAACGGAATTTCCACTAACATGATGTGCTTCTAAAGGAGTAACTCCTACACCAATCCTATTGTTAGTAGAATCTACAATGAATGAAGTTGCATTAACTGTAAATGCTGTTGTGCTTGCTGTCTGAGTGAAAGCCGTAACCCCATCACCTGTACAAACAATATTTCCACTAGCATTAATGGTTATTACACCTTGTGTTCCAGCACCTGTTTTATTTTGTAAAACAACAGCCGAACTTACACCTGTTATTGAAGGTACTGTGGTTGCTAATAGTGTCGCCATTTATTTTTTTCCTTTTAAAATATCAATTTCGTTTTTCAATTCTTTAATTGATTCAACAAGATAACCAACAAGTTTAGTATATTGAATACCATCTGGTTTGCCATCTTTATATGTTACAATTTGTGGAATATACTTATCCACTTGTTCAGCAATTAAACCAGTTTCATGTCTTCCAGTAGTTCGTCTGTTATAATTATAACCAACTAAGTTTAGTACAGTTTCTAATGCACCAGCAATTGGCGTTATATTCATCTTATACATTTCTGCCGAATTTT